CAGCCAGGCCATGATTGGTTTCTACGGCAACGGCCTGGAAATCACAATTGGCACTGATTCTGATGACTTCAGCAAGGCACTGACTTCTGTTCGCGGCATCATCTCGTTTGATGTTGCTGTGCGCCAGGCGTCAGCCTTTGCATCAATCGAAGACATCACCACCGCTTGATGATCACAGGGGCCGGCAACGGCCCCCCTTTTTTTATGAAAGTCACTTGCACCAAAGCAGTTATGGCAAGCGGCCAAGTCCTTGAGGCTGGTCAAAGCTATGACTTAACCAACGCAGACGGTGAATTGCTAATCCGCATGGGTAAAGCAATCAAAGCTGACGAAACGGCTGCAGAACCTAAGCCCAAAGCAAAACGCACTCGGAAACCTAAGGCTGATGGCGCTAGCTGATTTTTTATCAGACGATCTAGGGGTCTTCCTTAATGATCCTTTTGGCGTGTCTGCAACGTCAGGCTCTACAACCGCCAAAGTCCTGTTGGATCAACCCAGCCAGGTTTTAGCTGGTGACATGGTGTTGCATACCGACTACCAGATCACCGCCAAGGCTTCTGACTTTGGAACTCTTACGGCAGGCACCAGCATCACCGTCGATTCTGTTGCCTACACAGTGCGTGAGACACGCTTGATTGACGACGGGTTGCTTTGTGAAATCTCGCTGCAGAAGACATGACGACACTGCGCGAAAACATTCTTGAAGACATCATGAGCAGCCTGAGCGGCACCACAGATGTGGGTGCTCGGATTTATCGCAGCCGTGTTGTCCCATTGCAGCGCGGCGAAAGCCCTGCATTGGTTGTTGAGCCTGTAAGTGATACGCCAGAGCAAAACACAAGTTTGCCGACCTTGGATTGGTCACTTGTTGTTCGCGTGTCTGTCATTGTTCGCGGCGACAAGCCTGATGAAGTTGCAGATCCAATAGTTGAAAGCCTGCACAGCAAAATCATGGCTGATTTAACTCTTGGTGGTTATGCCATTGATGTTCAGCCGCAAGGTGTAAGTTTTGAAATGGTTGATGCGGATCAGCCAGCAGGTGTAATAGGTTGCGATTATCTAGTTCGTTATCGAACTCGATTAGCTGATCTGACGCAAGGCCCTTAAGATGGAAGATGAAAACTTGGGTCAAGGGGGTGCATACCTTCTTAATCCAAAAACCGGCAAACGAAAGCTCATTGGGCGGACTCAGCCGGCTCAACCTACTAGCCCCAATTTTGAGGTTGTAACCGATGACACTGAGGACGAGTCAACGCCTATTGCTGGCGAAGATTGAGAGCAGCTACGGATCAGACCCAACAGCGGCCGGCACTGATGCGGTTTTAGTCCGCAACATGGAGATCACCCCGCTTCAGGCTGATGCTGTTGAGCGTGAGTTGATCCGTGGATACATGGGCAATTACGACATTTTGCTGGCAAATCAGCGGGTTGAAATTACGTTTGAGGTTGAGCTAGCAGGCTCTGGGGCTGCAGGCACAGCGCCTAAATGGGACGCAATTATGCGTTCGTGTGGCAACTCTGTAACCACAGTGGCCAGCACATCAGTGACTTATGCGCCAATCAGCAGTTCGTTTGAGAGTTGCACTCTTGTTTACGCGGTTGACGGCGTACAGCACAAGTTGACTGGCTGTCGTGGCAGCTTCGCAATTACAGGCGAAGTTGGACAGATCCCTGTCATTAATTTCACAATGACAGGATTATTCAACGCACCAACTGACACAGCAAATCCAAGCACAACTTACGCAGACCAAGCTGCGCCAGTTATTTTCAAGAACGGCAACACCACAAGCTTTACCTTGTTCAGCTATGCGGGTGCATTGCAATCGTTCAGCTTTGACCAGTCCAATACGACTGTTTACCGCGAATTGGTTGGCGGGACAAAAGAAGTTCTGATTACTGATCGCCGGCCTAATGGCACGATTGTGCTTGAGGCTGAGTTGCTTGCCACGCATAACTTCTTTACTGATGCGACTGGCACCAGCACCGGAACAAACACGTTCCAGCATGGTCAATCGGCTGGCAACATTGTTACCTTTAGCGCCCCACAAACTGACTTAGGTTCACCAACCTATTCAGATTCTGACGGCATCCAGATGTTGAACTTGCCCTACAACGCAACGCCAACAACTGCAGGGAACAACGAATACAGCGTTGTTTGCACTTAGTGTTGCGCTAAGCTGACGGCGAATCACCTTTTTTATGGCATTCGTCCTAAAGAAAACCAACTCTTACAAGTGGCCTGTTTCTGTGGATGTTCCTGTTGATGGGGGCAAACACGAGCGGGTCACTTTTGATGTTGAGTTTAAAGATTTGACGCAAAGCCGATTGCTTGAAATTGCAGACTTAAGCTCAGAAGGCAATTTGACAGACGTTGAGGTTGCGCGTGAGGTGATTTTGGGATGGGCTGGCATTGAAGACGAAGACGGCAAGGAATTGCGCTACAGCATTACAAAGCGCGACGAGTTGCTAGAAGTGCCGATGATGGCAACTGCTATTGCAGGCGCTTACTTGGAAAGCAAGCAAGGAGCAAAAAGAAAAAACTAGAAGAGGCCGTTGAACATCTGTTCAATGGTCCATCTGATGACAGCCAGTTAATGGCTGACGCAGCAGTGTTTGGGGTCTCGCTGCCCAAGCCTAAGGTGCAAGAAGATTTTGAGGTTTGGGAGGAAAATTGGCCTGCTGTTGAGATGTTCTTGCGTTGCCAAACGCAGTGGCGACCAACAATGGCAGGGGTTTGCGGCTTGGACTATACAGCGGTGGAATGGCTGTTTAGACTGTACGAAGTCAAGAATCAGCCGGCCGTGCTAGAGGACTTGCAAGTTATGGAAGCGGCTGGTTTAAAAATCCTCAACCAACGGAGCAAGTGATATGACCGCCAAGTTTGGAATGCTTATTAGCGCCAAGACAACTGGCGCTAACGATATAAAACGCCTTGGCAACTCCATGCAAGGAGTGCAGGGCAAGGCCAAAAACCTTGGCAATACTGTTAAAGGTGTTGGAGCAGCTTTCAAAGCATTATTTGCAGCGGCAGCAGTTGCTGGGTTCAGCCGCTTTGTCACAGGCGCAATCAATTCTGCAGATGCTTTTGGGAAGCTAAGCACCAGAACTGGCATTGCTGCAGACAAGCTGCAAGCGTATGCCAACGCAGGAAAATTAGCAGATGTCAGCCAAAGCGATTTAGAGACTGGTTTGCGTACTTTGGCCCGTACGCAGGCTGAAGCAGCTGACGGCGTGGCCACTTATAGCGACGCATACAACAAACTAGGTGTTGCCGTAAAAGGTGCGGACGGCAATTTAAAACCGTCTGATCAGTTGCTGGGTGAAATTGCAGACAAGTTTAAAGACTTGCCAAACGGCCCAGAAAAGGCTGCGATAGCGATGGACGTTTTTGGCAGGTCTGGCGCCAAATTAATTACGCTTCTCAACGGCGGCACCGAAGCCCTTGAGCGGTTTAATTATGAAACCAGCGAAAACTTTGCGCAAAACGCTGAATACTTTAACGACCAAATTACTGTCCTGCAAATTAAATTTGATGGCTTTCGCAAACAATTAGCGGATGCTTTGCTGCCTGCCTTAAATGCAATTCTCGAAGTATTTAGCGACTTGTTTGAAAGTGGCCAAGATTTCACGCCTTTGTTTCAAATTATTGAAGGAGGCATCCGTGGTGTTGCTTCTGTTATTTTAGGTCTAGTCCAATCTATGCGGTTTTTTACTCGCACGATTCAAGACCTTGTAAAAATTGCAACTCTTGTAACTAGCGGCAAATTTAAACAAGCTTTTGACGTAGCAAAAACTGGCTTGTCCGACACAAGGGCACAATTTTTCAAAGACATAGAAGCACAAGGAAAAGTTTTATTTGGCAGGTCTGAGGTTGGTGCTGATTACGGGGGAGGCGGACAATTTCAAGTCGGAGACTTTGTGGGCGGCAGCGAAAGCGCAAGAGGCAAAAAGGCCGGAAAAGAAAAGGCAAAAATGTCTGAGCTTGAGTTTAATTTAAGGCAGCAGATAAGAGACGCAAGAATTGCAGAGAATGAGATTGCACAAATAACGGCAGAATTTGATTTAAAACGTTTTGAGATAGGGAAAAAATACAGTGACGATATTTTGGCAAAAGACAATGCAATACTGGACGCACAACTTGACAAATCTGAGGCCATAAATGCAGTTTTGAATCAACGCAATCAAGACAGAATTAACCAAGAAAAATCTATAAAGGAAGCCCAGCAGGCGCAATTGGAATCTGATCCTGGTTACCAAATGAGAGAGCAACTAGAAGAGTTGCTAAACGTTCAAAATCAAGTTGCCGGGGGCGCTACTGCAATTGGCAACGCTTTTGCAAATTCATTTCGTAGTGTTGTTGATGGGAGCAAAACAGCTAAGCAGGCTTTGGGCGACATGATGTCAGCCGTTGCTGAACACTTTATGAACATGGCGGCAAAAATTATTGCTCAGCAATTAGCAATGATTTTGTACGGCACGATCATGAAAGCTCTGGGTGTTTCAATGCCTGGTGGTGGCGGTGGTGGCGACCCTTTTGGAACAGGGCTTTCTAGCGTTTCGCAAATTGGCGGCGGTGGGATGGTTAGCCCTTTTGCTGATGGCGGCGTTGTAAACAAACCAACTAACGCATTAATTGGTGAGGGTGGCGAACCTGAATATGTGATCCCGCAATCAAAAATGCGCGAAAGCATGGCGCGTTATTCGCGAGGCTCGCGTGGCGCTGGGGTTATTCCTGATAATCGTGGCGGCTCTGCAGGAGAAGGCGGTGGTGCTGCAGTTGCCGCGCCAATCGATGTTCGCTACACCGTGGAACGTATCAACAACGTTGAATATGTGACTAAAGACCAGTTCCAGTCTGGGATGCAACGTGCAGCACAGCAGGGCGCACAACGCGGCGAACAGAATACACTGAAGCGATTACAGCTCAGCAGCGGAACACGCCGGAGGGTAGGAATGTGACGACTCTTGCATTTGGCAATCTTTTGCAGATGGATGGCAAGACAGAGATTGAAGCAGATGACGGCGGATATGTTGTGGCACAACATCGCTTCCAGAACTTTTTTATCGGCAAAGAAATTGTCTACGGCGGCGAGAACTACATGTTTCTCCCATTCGGTTTTAGCGGCGTAACGATTAACCGCAGCGCCGATGGCATGGAGGCAAACCTAGTTTTCCCTAATCAACGAAGCGGCAGTTTTGACGCGGGTCAAACACCTGCAGGCAGAGACCTAACGCAGAACTGGGCAGATGAAGCAATCAAGCGCCGTTGGCAGTGCAACGTCAAAATGATGACGTTTGACGATCCAGATTCAACAGCGGAAGCAAACATGAATCTGATTCATGAATACACAAGCATTGTGACCGGTGGCAAGTTTGAGCCCTCTACTGTCACGCTTAATTTGAGCACTGTCTTGGATGCGGTCGGCTCTGACGTTCCAATGCGTACGCTGACTCAAAAGCTTGTTGGCAACATCCCTACCAGCAGTGCAGTCAGACTGCAGTGATCTAATCGGTTTGCGCTATCGGCTTGGTGCTGATGGTACGAATGGTGAGATCGATTGCATCCACCTTTGTTATAAGGCGTTGGAGCGTATGGGCATCGACCCACCACCGTTTAAGCAGGCTTGGTACGAATGCGGCAAATGGGAGATCTGCCGTGATTTGTTGGGCTGGGGTTTTCGTGTTGAGAAGCCTGAGTATGATGGTGATATTCTGCTGCTGCCGCAGCAATCCTGGGCATTCGCGGTCACATGGGAAACGGGGATTCTGTACGTGAATCGAACGAACGAAAGGGTGCAATGGTCTACAGCCCAGCCGTTTATGACGTGCCCCTGCTTCCGTACGAAAAGCAGTTAATAAGAACGCTTGGTTGCACAGAGAAAGAATATAAACTATTTGCAGCGGAAGTCCGAAAGAAAGGAAGACTGCGCCCCGCAGAATATGAGCACATCCCTGATGTTCAATGTGAAGCAACAACAATAATTCTCGTAAACCTTGCGGTCAGCTTGCTGCTAACTGGCGCGGCTTATTTGCTGACGCCAAAGCCAAGGATGCCAGAAGCTCCAAAGCAAATTGGACGAAGGACTCTTGGCAGCATTGTTGGCGCGGATCGATTTGTTTCAAGCACAGGATTCGACAGCACTGCAGAGCTTGCGGATTATGACGCGCCAATACCGATCATTTTTGCTTTATACGACGACACAATTGAAGCGGGCGGCGTACTTGTATCGCCAAAATTAGTTTGGTCAAGAATGTTCTCCCAAGGCTTGCAGCAAACAGCAAAGCTGATGTTTGTTGTAGGCGAAAGAGGTTTATTTCAAAATGGATTTGCGGGCATTCCTAGGCCAGAAGAAAGTGCATTTTTTCTAGGCAACAACAAAATCGATCCAGTCTTTAGCCAGCTTTATACGATCTATTGGAATCGGAATACTGGGGGCGATCCTTCTGGCCGAATTAAACAAGCAAACCTTGCATTTCCCGAAGAACTCAGAGATGCTCCGGGGGAACTTTATAACCCTGACAACGATTTGGTTAATGGGGTCGCTAGAGATGATATTTTTTCCTGCCCAGACCTAGAAGGCGAAGACGAAGGCACTGACTTTTGTCAATCATTATCGCCGTCAAACTCTACGCAGTTCGGCATGTATGCACCAATTAAAAACGGCACACCTTACAGACCAAACTGGAAAGTAATATCTATTCCTGAAATAAAAGACGGTAACCGAGACAAAGGCAGGCGTCAGACAAGAGAACGCCGCAAGATCGTAGGGGATATTCGCCGTGATGGTGATAAGTTCAAAAGAGTGGGGACTGAATTTCTACTTGAAAAAGATGGCATGTCCGGCACGGGCAGGAACTATTGCGTATTCATGGGGCTGACAAGCGTAACCACGAACAGCGGCGTTCAGAGGGTTACAGACAGTGATTTTAGTAAAAAAATTAGCGGCATAAGGGTAAACGACACTGCCACTTTCGTGATTAGCAGGAATGAGCTGCCCGAAGATTTACTTGGCAAAGAAAAAGAAAGTAGCGCCTTTGTTTCTGTTGAAGACATTAATCAGGCATTGTTTTCACGTCGGGTTGCAGCAGACAATGTTTTAAGGATTGGAGAAATCTTTGCCATTGGTGCGACAACTTGGCAAGTTACAAAAAGAAGGGTTGCATTGTTTAGCAATGGAGTCGAATTTAAAAAACAAGAGATTGATCTTAAGTGCATTGATGTTTCAAATGACCAAGGCCATGGGCCAAGAAAGATTGGAATCGTCAACAAAAAAGCTGTTGTCGACGGGGACGCTATTTTGCCTGCCAATGGCCGTGATCTTCAACTTGATGGCTTTCTTGCAGATGCAGACCCTCCGTCCCACATGCCTGACACTGCATACTTCCCGTTAATGCGGGTTGCGACTGGAACGTTTACCAATACACGCAAGTGCCACACAACTGAAATTGGGATTAAAAGCACTGTTTTTCAACGTTTAAATGGCTTGACGAGCTTCGTATCAATACCAACGCCTAAAGAGCTTGTAGAAGCTGATGAAGACAGAATTGCGATTACGGGAGGAACGATAAGTTCTTACGTCGAGAGAGCATCAGCCTTTCACGTTTTGATTAGAAAGAAAGGGGACGCTGATTTTAAGGCGGTATCTGATATGCCGTTTGTTGTGATTGGTAGTAACCCAACCCCTGTGTTTAACAGCATTTCAGTTCGACACGGCGAGGGAAGGTTTGACTTCAAGTTTGTGCCTATCTCAGGTGCTGAGTTAGGGCTGATGGGCGACTCAACGCCTTTTGTGCGGCTTGACGCAAATCTGTCTAACACGGCAAAAGACAAGCCAAGTGTCGTTAGCGGGGGACGTGGAAAAATAAGATTTGAGGCGGTTGGTCAAATTGTTTCGTTGTCTTCATTTAAGGCAAACAAAGAACTAATCAGTGGCGCGAGAGAAACTTTTGTAGACGGTAGCGGCGACCTTATTCCATCCGCAGTCAAGGCTTCTGCGACTAGGCCAAATGTTGCGAGTTTACGCTCCAACAAAGTGACTGGCGTAAGGCTACGAGGATTGTATTCTGAATCCCGCTTTGCGGAGCCCGACAATAATGCCAGAGGCATTAATGGTGCCCTGCTGAATGAGATATTCGGCATTGCAGATACGATGCAGCCTGATCAAACAGTAAGAGTTTTTGAATACTATCCAACGAGTGAAGGAGAGCTTCGATGGGTGCAGCTTGAATATAAAGCCGACCCATACCTTTACGACTTCCCTGGTGTTGAAAACAACTGGGCTTACCAGAATGGCATTCGGCGCAACTGGACTCAGAATTTTACAGAGCTAAAAGTTATATCGAGTAGTAATAACTGGAGCGACGACGCACAAAACGTACAGATTAAGCGCGGCGAGGAAGATACAAGCGACAAAGAAAATGATCCTACCCCTAGCTTTAGCCAAAACCCTTTTGTT